ATGGCGGGTTATTTGTCCTGGTTATTCCCCCGTTGTAAAATCTCTCCTAAACTTAACGGTACGGCACCACACTTCGGGGATGAAATGTTCGCGCTGGTACTTTTTGTTTGCTACCTGGATGGCGGTTGTGAAGATATTGTTGTGGATGTCTACAACACGGAACAGCAGTGTCTTTATTCTATGAGCGATCAACGGATCCGCCAGGGCGGTTGTTTTCCGATTGAGGATTTTATAGATGGTTTCTGGCGACCTGCACAGGAGTACGGTGATTTTTAATCATTGCAATTGCACAAGAGTCAGTTCGCCCCCAAAGACAGCACCGGTATCAATATAATGCAGGTTGCCAATATCCACGCGATGTCGCAACGGTGTATGACCAAACCAGAAATGATCAGCACCTGTAATTCCCTGCCCTTTTTGGCGTTCACCTAATCGCGAGCGGCTCCACAAGACCTGATGCAAATCAACGTCCTTTTGCCATTCATAAACATCATCTGGATAATCCGCATGAGCAATAACATGCTTGCCAGTGCGACTGTGTACTTCAAGAATAAAGGGCAAATGCTGACATTTTTCCAGCGCCGTTTTCGCTTGTTTCTGTTGATTATCTGCCAGCGCAATAAACCAGTCGCCGCCATTCATCAACCACAAAGACATCTGCTGGGATGCCAGCGCATCCATCGCCATCTGTTCATGATTGCCTCTTACCGCACAAACCCAATGTTGTTCCAGTAACTGCAGACAACGTAAACTTTGCGGCCCACGATCGATAACGTCTCCCACTGAGATAAGTAAATCTCGCCACGGATCAAAACGACAATGCCATAATTTGCGGCGCAACTGCTCAAGACAACCGTGTATATCGCCAGAAAGCCAGATATGTCGCCATTGATGACCCGCAATTCTCTGATAAACGGGCGCAGGCTGTTTCATCAATATTTTCCTCCCGCGCTAAAGATCACATAATCTTAACAAGAATGTTAAAAAACGCTGGACTCAGACAGTAGAGTGTGTGTTATGGTTGACTATAAAGTCAGCGAAGGAAATGCTTCTGGCTTTTAACAGATAAAAAAGAGACCGAACACGATTCCTGTTTTCGTCAATAAACAATAAAACCCTTTAAAATTAATGCGTTGAATAAATTTACGTTCATCTTTTAATCCCTGACACGTACCATTGCATATTAATACATTCAACCAGTTACCATTTTTTTCGAGTTTTTTAGAGAAATTTTCGGGAAAATTTCAGGTCAATCCATGCAGACGCAAGCAATTCCTGTATTGAATAATTCCGTAGCAATTATGTAAAATTATCTCCGGCTGATTTTCATTCAAACTCGCGCTATCGAACATCCATCAGCCAGCCGTGGCACGTTCTTGCATACGACGTGCTACGGTTTCCTTTACGATTTGGGGTTGCGACTTTACCTCTATTGATAATGCATTCCGGCAGAACGTTCAAATATGAAGTACGATGTTTAACTAACCGAAAAACAAGAACAATACGGTGCAAGCAAGCTATTCACAGTTAACTGAAACAGTATCGTTTTTTTACAGCCAATTTTGTTTGTCCTTTTATAATAAAAAAGTGCTGAAGTTCATTTCATGGAATGAACTTCATAAAAACTCCTACTTATTTCTTTTAACAAAGCCATTTGTCCATCGGCTTTAACTGAATGTCCATCATGTTACCGATAAATAATAACTTTTCATTGTCCCAAAATTCTTTTTATAACACTATTTCCGGTACATATGCTGATTACTTTTCAGCATGGGATAAATGGGAAAAACAAGCGCTCCCCGGTGAAAATCGGAATGAAGCGGTCTCCCTACTTAAAGAATGTCTCATCAATCAGTTCAGTGAGCTTCAACTGAATCGTTTAAATCTGTCCTCGCTACCTGACAACTTACCACCTCAAATCACTGTTCTGGAAATTACTCAGAATGCCCTAATATCATTACCAGAATTGCCAGCATCGCTGGAATACCTTGACGCCTGTGACAATCACCTGTCAACACTTCCTGAATTACCCGCATCTCTGAAACATCTTGATGTAGATAACAACCAACTAACCATGCTTCCTGAATTGCCTGCATTGCTAGAATATATTAATGCAGATAACAATCAGCTAACCATGCTTCCTGAATTACCTACATCGCTGGAAGTGCTCTCAGTAAGAAATAACCAGCTGACATTTCTCCCTGAGTTACCTGAATCACTGGAAGCGCTCGATGTAAGTACTAATCTTCTGGAAAGCCTACCAGCCGTACCTGTAAGAAATCATCACTCAGAGGAAACCGAGATATTTTTCCGGTGCCGCGAGAATCGCATCACACACATTCCGGAAAATATACTTAGCCTTGATCCGACCTGCACTATCATCCTCGAAGACAATCCTCTGTCCTCACGGATCAGGGAGTCTCTGTCGCAACAAACCGCCCAACCGGACTACCACGGCCCACGGATTTACTTCTCCATGAGTGACGGACAACAGAATACACTCCATCGCCCCCTGGCTGATGCCGTGACAGCATGGTTCCCGGAAAACAAACAATCTGATGTATCACAGATATGGCATGCTTTTGAACATGAAGAGCACGCCAACACCTTTTCCGCGTTCCTTGACCGCCTTTCCGATACCGTCTCTGCACGCAATACCTCCGGATTCCGTGAACAGGTCGCTGCATGGCTGGAAAAACTCAGTGCCTCTGCGGAGCTTCGACAGCAGTCTTTCGCTGTTGCTGCTGATGCCACTGAGAGCTGTGAGGACCGTGTCGCGCTCACATGGAACAATCTCCGGAAAACCCTCCTGGTCCATCAGGCATCAGAAGGCCTTTTCGATAATGATACCGGCGCTCTGCTCTCCCTGGGCAGGGAAATGTTCCGCCTCGAAATTCTGGAGGACATTGCCCGGGATAAAGTCAGAACTCTCCATTTTGTGGATGAGATAGAAGTCTACCTGGCCTTCCAGACCATGCTCGCAGAGAAACTTCAGCTCTCTACTGCCGTGAAGGAAATGCGTTTCTATGGCGTGTCGGGAGTGACAGCAAATGACCTCCGCACTGCCGAAGCCATGGTCAGAAGCCGTGAAGAGAATGAATTTACGGACTGGTTCTCCCTCTGGGGACCATGGCATGCTGTACTGAAGCGTACGGAAGCTGACCGCTGGGCGCTGGCAGAAGAGCAGAAATATGAGATGCTGGAGAATGAGTACCCTCAGAGGGTGGCTGACCGGCTGAAAGCATCAGGTCTGAGCGGTGATGCGGATGCGGAGAGGGAAGCCGGTGCACAGGTGATGCGTGAGACTGAACAGCAGATTTACCGTCAGCTGACTGACGAGGTACTGGCCCTGCGATTGCCTGAAAACGGCTCACAACTGCACCATTCATAATCACATCGCATAAACCACAGACCGGACTGACTCCGGAAAAACAGAGGCCCGCCCCCGGGCCTCCCCGGATTCATCCGTTTCCCTGTTCAGCCTGACAGCACGCCCCCGCGGCCGGATGACAGACTCCGCTTCGGTAAGCAAAGCGGTCTTCTGTGATTCCGCCAGTTGCGGCTTATTCATTACTCAACGTCAAACGCCCGAATTGAAGCCAAATCATCCAGACCGCTCAGCTCCTCTTTCATTTCACGCTGACGGCGATAAATCTCATCGTTGCGATCGACCTGCGCCTGCACCATTGCTGCCGCCAGTTCTTCCAGTTCCGGCATCGACAGTTTCACCTGCTGATTATCGGCATCGCTCCACGCCATATGTGTTTGTGCTGTGACAGATTTTGCCAGCATGACTACCGGGGACAGGCGGCCCAGTGAGTCGGGACCAGCATTCCAGATACGACCGTTCCATTCAAACGTGAACGGCTTCGCCTCCTGTTCTGCGCGCCATGCTTCAATTTCCTGACGTCTGGCCTCTCTGGCCGCTTCCAGCATTTCTGGTGTCACAGTGAATGGGGCTATCTCACCCCATTTGCCGCTTTGCAGTTCCTGCCAGATTTGCTGACCCGTCGGAGCGACATCATCAGCGGTGGCTGTGTAGGGGACTGCCTGGTCCCTGTCGTCAAAAAAAACGTCACAGTCTACTGCGCCACTTTCGGTATAACGGGGATTAATGATTTTTTTAGTTTCCACGGTGCATTCCTCACGATGTGCGAATAAAAAGCCCGGGCATTGCGCCAGAGACATGTGCATCCGGCACCCCGGACAGGGCGCAATATGACCCCGGTAATGAATGCTCTGAACATCCCGTAATGAAAAATTGTGGGGATGCTATATACGTTCCGGTGGGAGTACTGGGCACTGAAATCCCCACCGGTCCCAGTCGTGAGCCTCTGTATGACTGCCCCCTGACAAGTCTGATGACTTTATCACCGTCAGCTTCTCCCTGGTACGCAGCAATAATCAGCCCGCCAATGTCAGGGTCTCCCCATCTGTTGCGGACAGAGCTCGCCACGATTCTGTAAATAATATCTTCTGTGGTTATATTTATTTTCACCCAGCCAGTCAGTCTGGATATGGGCCAGTAGCAGTAGCGGGTGTGATAAATGGGGCCGTTAATGCCGTAAAAAGTAAGGGATTTGGCTCTGTACCGCGGTTCTGTTGTCTCAGGGCGTGCATCAGTCCACCGGATGCTGAGCATCCCCTTCAAACCGTGTGTCGGGTATGATGATGTCGTAGGGGCCAGCAACGGAATATTCACCTGGCAGCGCATTCCTTACCCAGGCCAGGAAATCACTCTTAGTGTCAAAACGGATAACATCTTCAGGCAGAAAAGCACACCCAAAGCCGAATGCGCCGGGTATCGCCAGACGGCCTTTTGTCCGGTCGTAAATGTCGCTCTGTGCTTCCATCGTGGCCGCACTTTTCAGCCCCAGATTATCCCGGGACTTCTGTTGTGCCTTTTCGCCTGCTGCTGCGATTTCTGACAGATGGTTAGCCATTTTCAGAGTGCCGGTCAGCGCAGCATCAATGTCATTTTTGGCCTGTTCTGCTGCGCGGGCATAACCTGCGGCTGCCGCCACATCCTGCGCCGTCTGCTGTGCGTTTCCGGCTGCGGCCCCGGCGCTCTGCTGCGCCTGCGCCACCATTTCCTCAAAGCGTTTGACGACATCCGGCTTCAGGTCGCCTTCATCGGGGGCAGTCAGAAAGTCATTCAGCGTGCCGGGCTTTGAGTCGTCGTATACAGCAATGTCGCCAACACAGTACTCGTCGCGCCAGTCCCGTTTCAGATACACGCAATATTTTCCGACCTGTGCCTCAAACGAATATTCACCGTTATTTCCGGTCACTACATCAGCCCTGGTACGCATCACCACTTCTGAGGTGTTTACACGGGATTTCAGGGACAGGCGTGTCATCAGCATGGAGCTTACCGTCAGTCAGCACATAATCCTGAAGCGCTTCTTCCAGCGGTGACAGTAGCCGGCAGCATGCATCCACCCAGCCCGACAGCAGTGAACGACTCAGCTCCACGCCCTGGCGGCCGTACATTTCAGACTGGCGGTACAGCGGGGTGTGCTCTGCATACTTTGAGATCAGCACGCGGGCCAGCAGCCCCGGTCCTGCGATACCCCGCTCGATGGGCCGTGAAGGCGCGGGGGCCTGCACGATGGCATCGCACTGAGTACAGGCATGCTTTTCACGTACAGTCCGGATAACCCGGAAGACGCTGCGCATCAACTCCAGCTGTTCGGCGGCATCCTCACCCGGATAGCTCAGTGAGCCTCCACATTCCGGGCAGCATGACGCTGCCGGCAGCAGCCGTTTTTCATCGCGGGGGAGTGATTCGGGGAACGGTTTGCGGGTGCGGGTTTGACGCAGCGGGCGCTGCACGGCCGGGTCGTCAACCCGACCGGTAAGGGTATCACTTTCTTTCTGAAGTGCCTTCAGGTCAGCTTCCATCTGTGCGATACGACGGGAGACTTTTTCGGAGCGGCTGCCGAAGTTCATCCGGCGCAGCTTATCCAGCTGTGCCTGCAGATGGTCTATTTCGCGTTCACGCTCGTTCAGCTTTTCCAGCAGGGCACGGTTCAGCGCCTCCTGTTCGGCAAGGAGACGTTTCAGTGCATTGATATCGTCAGGAAGTGAGCTGCTCATACCGGGTATATTACCAGGCTCATTCAGCGTCGACCAGGATAAAGAGGCTTACAACATAGTCAGGGACGTAAGCAGTCTTTTAGGCTGCCGCCAGTCGATACCTTCAAGGAGCATCACCAGCTGTGCCGGTGTGAGGAACACTTTGCCATCCCGGGCTGACGGCCAGGCGAAGCGGCCGCGCTCCAGCCGTTTGGTCAGCAGACACAGTCCATCGCCGGTAGACCAGAGGAGCTTTACCTGACTGCCATTACGCCCACGGAAGATAAAAACGTGACCTGACATCGGAGCGTCTTTCAGCGTCGTCTGCACCTTTGCCGCCAGGCCGTTGAAGCCATTTCTCATATCGGTGATACCGGCAACCAGCCAAATTTTGGTCCCGGAAGGTAACGGGATCATCGCTTCAGTTCCTGTATCAGCAGAGTCAGGAGCTTTTCGCTGACATTGCCATTGAAGCGGAGCGTCCCGTGCCGGAACGTTACCTCACAGCTGATACTGAGGGTTTCCGGATCCTCTGCGAGCGATTCTGGCTGTTCGGCAGCTGCATCGAGAGTCACAGGAAGTAGCTGGGGGCTCTCTGAAGAAGGTAATAGCAGCTTTCCCTCGCGCCATTGTTGTCGCCATTTGAACAACAGATTGGCGCTAATGCCATTTTCAAGAGCAAGTTTTGAGATGGATATCCCGGGTTCACAGGAGGCAGCAACGAGCTGCTGTTTAAATTCGGGAGGATAATTAGGGCAGCCTTTTCGCCTGCCGGGATTCACATTTTTCTGCATATCTGACACTTTGGTTCCCACTACTTATTTGGTGGACACCACTTTGTCTAATTCGTCAGATTCTGACCAGACGGTTCAGGCTGTACGCTAATATGACTTTCCGTGTCAAACCGGAATCTCTAATTTTGACGATTTTCTTTTTAGGTTTAATTCCCTGAGGGCGACGTAGCAGTAAATCTGAACCGCCCCGGGTTTCCTGGAGAGTGTTTTATCTGTGAACTCAGGCTGCCAGATCATCGTTTCCGATGGAAGCATAATAAGCTTTTTCTGCTTCTGCCGGAGGAGTATGGCCCAGCCTTTCCAGCAATCGTCGATTATTATACCAGTCCACCCACGTGAGTGTGGCCAGTTCCACTTCTGCACGGTTTTTCCAGCTCTTACGGTGTATTACCTCCGCTTTGTAAAGACCATTGATGCTCTCCGCCATCGCGTTGTCATACGAGTCGCCTGTACTTCCTGTTGATGCCAGTAATCCGGCTTCCTTAAGCCGCTGTGTGTAGGCCAGCGATACATACTGAGAACCTTTATCACTGTGATGGACCGTGCCGGACGGTCGACGGGCCCATAACGCCTGCTCCAGAGCATCCAGCACGAATGTCGTTTCCATGGACGATGAGACCCGCCACCCCACGATGTATCCGGCAAACACATCAATGATGAACGCCACATAGACGAAGCCCTGCCATGTGCTGACGTAAGTAAAATCAGCCACCCACAGCTGGTCAGGTCGTTCTGCCACGAACTGACGGTTTACGCGGTCGCCTGCGGCAACGGCTTTCCGGCTGATGGTCGTACGGACCTTTTTACCCCGGAGAACACCGGCAAGTCCCATAACCGCCATGAGACGTGCCACAGTGCATCTGGCCACTCTGATACCTTCCCGTAACAACTGACGCCAGACTTTACGCACACCGTATACCTGATGATTCCCATCGTATACGCGCAGTATCTCTTTCTTCAGCCAGTCATCGCGCTGCGCACGGGCACTGCGTTTATCCGGATGATGTCGCTGTTGCTGACAGTGGTAATACGTTGACGGGGCAATATGTAGTTCACTGCATACCGGTCCGACCCCGTACAGCTTACGCAGCTTATCCAGCAGTGGCATCACTTTTTCCAGAGGCGGTCGAACTCCGCCTTCGCAAAATAAGCGGAAGCCTGGCGAAGGATATCGTTACTGCGGCGCAGTTCACGATTTTCACGTTCCAGCTCTTTCAGACGCTGACGTTCAGCGGTGGTGAGCCCGCCATCACCGCCTCCGGTATCCCGCTCATGCTGGCGAACCCAGACACGCAGAGTCTCCGGCGTACAGCCAATCTTTGGAGCAATGGAACAAATTGTCGCCCATTGTGAGTCATATTCGCCCTGACTTTCCAGAACCATACGGACTGCCCGTTGACGGACTTCGGGGGAAAAACGAGTATTTTTAGTCATCCTGTTTACCTCTTTCTCAGGAAGTTTAGTCTCCAGGATTCCCGGGGCGGTTCAATCCGACGGTGAATCACGCTGATATTCGCGGGTTGGATACCGCATTACAGAGGTCCGTCATATGAGCCTGCCACTTTCTTACGTCGCGAATCAGCTTTGTTCCGCCGTCGCCAAGCGCTAACGTGGGTTACTCTTGTACCGGGCTACGTCGCCTTCAGGGAACTGGTTATTCTCATTTTTTATTTGTGACATTGTGGTTGTTGTGCGACAGACATTGCTATTCGGCCCATATCCCAGATAAAACCCGCCAGCTCACGTGCAACAGCAACAATTGTAATATTGACATTCTTTCCTTTGGCCTGAAGTTTTCGATACCTCTTACAAAGCCTGAGTTGAGCATCCCATGCTCTGTCAATGACGGGGCGGGGTAAATTTTCCTGCCTTTTTTGTATTGCCGGACTGATGCGTGCCGGATGACGGTAACTCCACGCTGCCTCGACCAATAGCTTTCTGGCATAGCTGTTTCCGGCTTTGGTAATGCTGCCCTGATGTCTGCTTCCACCCGATGAATATTCTGATGGCGTGATACCAAACCATGACATCAGTTGTCGTGGATGTTCAAAACGGGTCAGATCACCCAGTTCAGAAATTAATCCAACCGCAGTAATAAACTGAATCCCTCGCATGGCTTGCAGCGCCTCTACTACCGGATACAGCCTCCATTCGGTAACGGCCTCCTTCAGGGCGGATTCCAGCCGTTCACATTGTGCCTGCCGGTCTTCTATTGTACGACGGTGTTCGTCAAAAGCTAATTGTCGCCAGGGACTTTCGAATGAGTATTTGCTGAGCCAGCGTCGGTGTGCAGGGCCCCAATCTGCTCGCCCGACATAATGGACCCCATGAACCAGAAGAAACGATTTCAGACGTTGCCTTGCATGCCGTAAATCATCGCGGGCAGATGCCCATGCCCGGGCCAAATCCCGGAATGCCTCATCTTCAATGCCGGGTACGTAGACAGCAGAAAGATCTCCTGCACGCAGTGAACGCACAAGTCTGATGGCATCACGGCGATCGGTTTTAACCCGCTCCCCCGGTTTTTTCGGGATAAGTGAGGGGGCGCAGACCATGCAGTCAAAACCGGATTTCACCAGCCGACGATAAAGTCCATAACCACAGGGCCCCGCTTCATAAACGATACTGACCTGCGATGACTTTGACCTGAGACGTTTACAAAGATTCTGAATATCAGTAGGTGATGTGCCAATTTTACCCATCAGTTCAACAGGTTCTGAATTGATAGCATAAGCGACAGTAATCGATTCTTTGTGAACATCTAACCCGACGTACAATGTGTTATTGTTGTTCATGCTGGCCTCCGTGGTGGAAATACCGGGGTGTAGCAACAGCTCACCCATGCGGCTCTGACAACGATGTTAACCCGCGTTAAATATCCCACGTTGGCCAGCATCTGTCTCACGGAAAGTCATACTGCCTTACTGTTATCCGGTCGATAAAGTTATTCACCATGATAATAACGAAATCCCGGCAGGTCTTTAAAACAGTTCCGTAATAAATATCCGGTTTCATTCTTATATGCCAGCAATGGCAGGGGTTCGCTCAACCTTAATTAAGGAGAAAAACATGATTACCAGTTATGAAGCCACTGTTGTAACTACTGATGACATTGTTCACGAGGTTAATCTGGAAGGAAAGCGTATTGGCTACGTGATTAAGACAGAAAATAAAGAAACCCCATTCACTGTGGTTGATATCGACGGTCCATCAGGCAACGTTAAAACACTTAACGATGGTGTAAAAAAATGTGTCTGGTGCACATAGGAAAGAATCTGCCCGCAGAAAAAAAAACCGAATTTCTGGCAACTCTGATTGCAATGAAATTAAAAGGTGAAATCTGAAAAAAAGAAAGCCTGCACACTGTGCAGGCCTGAGTGAAGAACCTGGGACATTTATTCATCACTCGCAGTAATTTTAATCTGAGTTGAGGTTAAAAAACAATGAACACCGATAAACAAGTTTACCCACTGTATTACGAAGCAAAAAATGACAAAGTAAGAAAACGTCTCGGTATTAAAGGCGGTTTTTACTGGGCTGAAGCGAAAAAATTATCCATTGCCATCTCCCGTGGTGCTGTTGCGATTGACGATGCTGGATACGATGAAGATGACTTCAAAAAACCTGTTCGCGTCAATTTGCCCGTTGTTGATGACCTCCCACCAGAAGGCGTGTTTGATACGGAATTCTGCAACCGTTACGAAAAAGGCGGGGAAGATGGCATCACAATGGTATTTATCGCGCCCTCACCCTCTGCGCAGGACAAACCAGCCAGCACTGACAATACCAATGTTAATGGCGAAGACATGACGGAGATTGAGGAGAATATGCTACTCCCGATTTCTGGTCAGGAGCTGCCCATTCGCTGGCTTGCTCAACACGGCAGCGAAAAACCGGTAACGCACGTTTCACGCGACGAACTCCAGGCATTACACATTGCACGGGCTGAGGAACTACCAGCTGTTACTGCCCTGGCTGTTTCGCATAAAACCAGCCTGCTCGACCCGCTGGAAATTCGCGATCTCCACAAACTCGTGCGTGATACTGACAAAGTTTTCCCTAATCCTGGCAATTCAAATCTGGGACTGATGACTGCTTTTTTCGAAGCATATCTGGATGCCAACTACACCGATCGCGGTCTGCTGACAAAAGAGTGGATGAAAGGAAATCGTGTTTCACGCATCACGCGCACGGCTTCCGGTGCGAATGCTGGCGGCGGGAACCTCACCGATCGCGGCGAAGGTTTCGTCCACGATCTGACGTCGCTGGCGCGCGACGTAGCCACTGGCGTACTGGCCCGTTCAATGGACGTGGATATTTATAACCTTCATCCGGCACACGCTAAACGCATTGAGGAAATTATCGCTGAAAATAAACCACCCTTTTCTGTTTTCCGCGACAAATTCATCACCATGCCTGGCGGGATGGATTATTCCCGCGCCATCGTGGTTGCGTCAGTGAAAGAAGCACCGATTGGTATCGAGGTCATCCCCGCGCACGTCACTGAATATCTGAACAAGGTACTGACTGAAACCGATCATGCCAACCCTGATCCGGAAATCGTGGATATTGCCTGCGGTCGCTCCTCTGCCCCGATGCCGCAACGTGTAACAGAAGAAGGAAAACAGGATGATGAAGAAAAACCGCAACCATCTTGCGCAATGGCAGATGAACAGGCAACGGCTGAAACAGTGGAACCGGATGCAACTGAACATCATCAGGACACGCAGCCGCTGGATGCTCAGTCACAGGTAAATGCTGTTGATGCGAAATATCAGAAACTGCGGACAGAACTCCATGAAGCCCGGAAAAACATTCCGCCCAAAAATCCTGTCGATGCAGACAAATTACTGGCTGCCTCTCGCGGAGAATTTGTTGAAGGGATTAGCGACCCGAATGATTCGAAATGGATTCCCGGTCATCATATCTCCTCAAATGAAGTCAAAAAAACGGAAAATGAAGTGCGACAGACTGAAGATAAACAGCACCAGAACAGCGAACCGGAGGAGGGAACACCCTGCAATCAGACTGGCGAGGATAACTGCCCTGACTGTGGCGCGGTGATGGGAGACGCAACTTATCAGGAAACTTTTGACGAAAAAAAACCAGATGAAGCACAGGAAGAAGAGCCGAAGAAAACGGAAAAAGCTGATGATTTGTTGCCGGAGAACGCTGGCAGCGATCAGCATAATGATAGCAATAATGAAACTGGCGAAGATGAACTCAACTGGAAAAAACAGGTGTTGATTGCGGCGGTTTACGGTTTATGTGCGAATCCTGCGTGCATAGCCTATGCGCCTGCAATCCCTGGCATCGCAATGATGATTGCCAACAAGCTTGAAAATTTTGGAGTGACCAGTGATGAGCGCTTACCCGATTTTTGATCGTATTGAAGAAATGGCATGGGCTCGTCACTACCAGCAGATCGTTCGTGAAGAAAAAGAAACGGAACTGGCGGACGACCTGGAAAAAGGTCTGCCTCAGCACCTGTTTGAATCGCTCTGCATCGACCATTTGCAACGCCACGGTGCCAATAAACAGGCAATCAGCCACGCATTTGATGATGATGTTGAGTTTCAGGAGCGCATGGCAGAACACATCCGGTACATGGCTGAAACCATTGCCCACCACCAGGTTGATATTGATTTGGAGGACTAAAATCTATGGCGCTTTTTCAACGAGCAATAAACACACAGGCCTATCTAAAAGCAGGAATTATGAGGTAGCCTGAGTTTAACAGACACTCCTTCCTGAAATAGAATGGCATCAGAAGGAGCGTAAGCGTGCAGCAAGAACCGTATTGACGGGGATGTGTTATTCAGTCGGCAGTGCTACGCGCCAGGGGAGCAGTTCGCCGACCCGGTTTATCGGCCAGTCGGCTATGACGTCAAGTACATAGCGGAGGTAGCTTTCTGGCTCCACTCCGTTCAGTTTGCACGTCCCGATCAGGCTGTACAGCAGCGCTCCCCGCTCTCCTCCATGATCCGAACCGAAGAACAGGTAGTTTTTGCGGCCCAGACTGACCATCCGCAACGCATTTTCAGCGATGTTATTGTCCGCCTCAGCCCAGCCATCATCTGCATAGTACGTCAGCGCCGGCCACTGGTTCAGGGCGTATGCGAACGCTTTCGCCAGTTCTGAGTGTCGCGACAGGGTTTTCATCTTTTCACGCAGCCAGCTTTCCAGGGATTTCAGCAGCGGTTTCGTTTTCAACTGACGTTCGGCAAGGCGCTGCTCCGCCGTCATTCCCCTTATCTCTGCCTCGATGGCGTACAGTTCGCCGATCCGTTTCAGCGCTTCCTCCGTCAGGGCTGACGGGGTGCGAACGTGCACATCGTGGATTTTACGGCGGGCGTGAGCCCAACAGGCGGCTTCCGTTATCCGGCCATCCCGGTACAGCTCGTTGAACCCGGCGTATGCATCCGCCTGCAGTACACCACTGAACCCCGCAAGATGGGTCTGCGGATGGATGCCTTTTCTGTCCGGGCTGTAAGCGAACCACACCGCCGGCGCCAGCGTTGACCCGGCGTTACGGTCGTCACGAACGTAGGTCCATAACCGCCCGGTCTTCGTTTTCTTATTGCCTGGCAACAGCACCGGGACAGGCGTGTCATCAGCATGGAGCTTACCGTCAGTCAGCACATAGTCCTGAAGCGCTTCTTCCAGCGGTGACAGTAGCCGGCAGCATGCATCCACCCAGCCCGACAGCAGTGAACGACTCAGCTCCACGCCCTGGCGGCCGTACATTTCAGACTGGCGGTACAGCGGGGTGTGCTCTGCATACTTTGAGATCAGCACGCGGGCCAGCAGCCCCGGTCCTGCGATACCCCGCTCGATGGGCCGTGAAGGCGCGGGGGCCTGCACGATGGCATCGCACTGAGTACAGGCATGCTTTTCACGTACAGTCCGGATAACCCGGAAGACGCTGCGCATCAACTCCAGCTGTTCGGCGGCATCCTCACCCGGATAGCTCAGTGAGCCTCCACATTCCGGGCAGCATGACGCTGCCGGCAGCAGCCGTTTTTCATCGCGGGGGAGTGATTCGGGGAACGGTTTGCGGGTGCGGGTTTGACGCAGCGGGCGCTGCACGGCCGGGTCGTCAACCCGACCGGTAAGGGTATCACTTTCTTTCTGAAGTGCCTTCAGGTCAGCTTCCATCTGTGCGATACGACGGGAGACTTTTTCGGAGCGGCTGCCGAAGTTCATCCGGCGCAGCTTATCCAGCTGTGCCTGCAGATGGTCTATTTCGCGTTCACGCTCGTTCAGCTTTTCCAGCAGGGCACGGTTCAGCGCCTCCTGTTCGGCAAGGAGACGTTTCAGTGCATTGATATCGTCAGGAAGTGAGCTGCTCATACCGGGTATATTACCAGGCTCATTCAGCGTCGACCAGGATAAAGAGGCTTACAACATAGTCAGGGACGTAAGCAGTCTTTTAGGCTGCCGCCAGTCGATACCTTCAAGGAGCATCACCAGCTGTGCCGGTGTGAGGAACACTTTGCCATCCCGGGCTGACGGCCAGGCGAAGCGGCCGCGCTCCAGCCGTTTGGTCAGCAGACACAGTCCATCGCCGGTAGACCAGAGGAGCTTTACCTGACTGCCATTACGCCCACGGAAGATAAAAACGTGACCTGACATCGGATCGTCTTTCAGCGTCGTCTGCACCTTTGCCGCCAGGCCGTTGAAGCCATTTCTCATATCGGTGATACCGGCAACCAGCCAAATTTTGGTCCCGGAAGGTAACGGGATCATCGCTTCAGTTCCTGTATCAGCAGAGTCAGGAGCTTTTCGCTGACATTGCCATTGAAGCGGAGCGTCCCGTGCCGGAACGTTACCTCACAGCTGATACTGAGGGTTTCCGGATCCTCTGCGAGCGATTCTGGCTGTTCGGCAGCTGCATCGAGAGTCACAGGAAGTAGCTGGGGGCTCTCTGAAGAAGGTAATAGCAGCTTTCCCTCGCGCCATTGTTGTCGCCATTTGAACAACAGATTGGCGTTAATGCCATTTTCAAGAGCAAGTTTTGAGATGGATATCCCGGGTTCACAGGAGGCAGCAACGAGCTGCTGTTTAAATTCGGGAGGATAATTAGGGCAGCCTTTTCGCCTGCCGGGATTCACATTTTTCTGCATATCTGACACTTTGGTTCCCACTACTTATTTGGTGGACACCACTTTGTCTAATTCGTCAGATTCTGACCAGACGGTTCAGGCTGTACGCTTACGAAGGAGCTAATAATGAGCAGAAAAAACCAACGTTACTCTAAAGAGTTCAAAGCCGAAGCTGTCAGAACGGTTCTTGAAAATCAACTTTCGATCAGTGAAGGCGCTTCCCGATTATCCCTTCCTGAAGGCACTTTAGGACAATGGGTTACCGCCGCCAGAAAAGGGCTCGGTACTCCTGGTTCCCGCACGGTGGCTGAACTGGAATCTGAAATTCTGCAACTGCGTAAGGCGTTAAATGAAGCTCGCCTTGAGCGAGATATATTAAAAAAAGCAACAGCGTATTTTGCACAGGAGTCGCTGAAAAATACGCGTTAATCGAACAATGGCGACAACAATTTCCCATTGAAGCGATGTGTCAGGTATGAAGTGGTCAACAAAAACTGGCCACCGAGTTAGAGTTTTTCCAGTATCGATTTTCCGATTCGTTTGGGGGTAACCCACCGTTATATTCGTGCGGTCTTAGTGCGCTGTAATATCCAACGATATAGTCCGTTATGGCGTGAGCTGCCTCGCTGAAGCTTACGTAACCCACCACCGGCATCCATTCGTTCTTCAGACTCCTGAAGAAGCGTTCCATTGGGCTGTTATCCCAGCAGTTTCCGCGCCGGCTCATACTCTGTCTGATCTGGTATCGCCACAATAACTGCCGGAACTGCCTGCTCGTATAATGACTGCCCTGATCGCTGTGGAACATCACCCCGCCGGGCTTACCACGGGTTTCCCATGCCATTTCCAGCGCTTTCATGGTGAGCCTGCTGTCCGGCGAGAACGACATGGCCCAGCCCACTGGTTTTCTTGCGAACAGGTCGAGAACAACGGCGAGGTACGCCCAGCGCTTACCCGTCCAGATACAGGTCACATCACCGCACCACACCTGATTTGGCTCGGTCACGGCGAACTGCCTTTCAAGGTAGTTAGGGATAGCAACATGTTCATGACCACCACGTTTATTCCGGTGAGTCGGCTGCTGACAGCTGACCAGCCCCAGCTCTTTCATGAGCCTGCCAGCAAGCCAGCGTCCCATCTGGTAGCCTCTCCGGGTTGCCATTGTGGCGATGCTTCTTGCTCCGGCCGAACCATGGCTGATGCCATGTAGCTCAAGTACCTGACTGCGTAATACAGCCCGTCTGCCGTCTGGTTTTTCAGGACGGTTTTTCCAGTATCTGTAGCTGCTGCGATGAACCCCGAACACTTGGCAGAGTGTGACCACAGGATAATGCGCTCTGAGTTTCCCGATTATCGAGAACTGTTCAGGGAGTCTGACATCAAGAGCGCGGTAGCCTTTTTTAATATTTCATTCTCCATTTCAATGCGTTGTAGCTTTTTCCTCAGCTTACGTATTTCGATTTGTTCTGGTGTTATCGGAGAGGCCTTTGGTGTTTTGCCCTGACGCTCATCACGCAGTTGTTTGACCCATCTTGTCATTGTGGAAAGGCCAACATCCATAGCTTTGGCGGCATCTGCCACCGTGTATTTCTGGTCAACAACCAGTTGAGCGGATTCGCGTTTAAACTCTGCGCTAAAATTTCTTTTTTTCATTGGAGCACCTGTGTTGTTCTGAGGTGAGCATATCACCTCTGTTCAGGTGGCCAAATTCAGTGTGCCACTTCATTTCAAGAAGAGATGCAGTAGCGCAGGCAATTGAAGCAAATCATTATATATACAAAAACTACTCTCCTGCTGCCTTCCTTAATTGAAAAACTTAAAGGGTTCAACTCATTTACTATGGCAGACTGGATTGAACGTTACAAAACGATTCTTATAAGGAGAAAAGTGTCCAGAAATACTTATAAAATTCGGGCAAATCAACTGAAGACAATAAAAGAAAAATTGGGAGAGATTTTACTGACAGAAATAACCACTCGCCATATTGCCGAGTTTCTTGATTTGTGGATTGAAGGAGGGAAAAACACAATGGCAGGATCAATGCGTTCTGTGTTGTCTGATATGTTTCGCGAGGCCATTGTTGAAGGACGTATATCTCAAAATCCAGTCACGCCAACAAGAGCACCGAAAATAGTAGTTACAAGAGAACGACTGAAACTAAAGACTGAGGTGTACTGGCAATAGCGGACACTACCATTTGTTCTTTTTTTAAGCAGCCATCTGATTATATTTTTCCCTGAAGGCTGCCGGGGAGATATTCCCCAGACGAGAGTGACGACGCTGACGATTGTAGAAAATCTCAATGTATTCCCGTATTACTGAGATGGCTTCATCCCGGTTATTAAAACGATAGTGGCTCAGGCTCTCATTTTTCAGCGTTCCCCAGAAGCTTTCCATCGGAGCGTTGTCGTAACAGTGACCTTTACGCGACATTGATGTTTTCAGACCAGACTGCTCCTGTATGACCCGGTAATCGTATGCGCAGTACTGTGAACCTCGATCAGAGTGGTGGATTAGCCCGGCAGGTGGGCGCTGGCTCCTGAGCGCCATAAACAGGGCTTTACCTGTCAGCTCTTTTGTCATGCGCTCTCCCATGGCGTAGCCGACAATTTCGCACGTATAAACATCTTTGATGCCAGCGAGGTACAACCATCCCTCCTGTGTGGCAACATACGTCAGGTCCGCCACCCAGACCTGATTTGGTGCTGTAGGAGCGAACGTCTGGTTCAGCAGATTTGGCGCAACTGGCAGATTGTGGTTCGGGTTCGTAGTCGCTCTGAACTTGCGTTTCTGCTTACAGCGTAGCCTTAGCTCCTTACGAAGACGTGCCAGTCGGTCACGACCAACGATGATGCCATTCTCTGCCAGCTCCGTCTGGAGCCGCCGGGTTCCATATGTTTCGCGAGTGCGGATATGTGCCACCTTAATCTCCAGTTTTAGCCGCTCATCACTTTGTTTTCTGTCTGAGGGTTCATGCTGTACCCAGTTGTAATAACCGCTCCTGGATACACCAAATACCTGACACATCGCTTCAATGGGAAATTGTTGTCGCCATTGTTCGATTAACGCGTATTTTTCAGCGACTCCTGTGCAAAATACGCTGTTGCTTTTTTTAATATATCTCGCTCAAGGCGAGCTTCATTTAACGCCTTACGCAGTTGCAGAATTTCAGATTCCAGTTCAGCCACCGTGCGGGAACCAGGAGTACCGAGCCCTTTTCTGGCGGCGGTAACCCATTGTCCTAAAGTGCCTTCAGGAAGGGATAATCGGGAAGCGCCTTCACTGATCGAAAGTTGATTTTCAAGAACCGTTCTGACAGCTTCGGCTTTGAACTCTTTAGAGTAACGTTGGTTTTTTCTGCTCATTATTAGCTCCTTCTGATGCCATTCTATTTCAGGAAGGAGTGTCCGTTAAACTCAGGCTACCTCAGACATACAACTGCATCAGGGAGGCAGCAGATCAACTTCCGGCATGGTTCCCATTAGCTATGGATTTAGCCCTTGTAACAGGACAACGTCGCGAAGACATAACGAATATGCGGTTCAGTGATATTTATGATGATCGTCTCCACATCAGGCAAATTAAGACAGGAATGATGATTGCTATCCCCCTGTCACTCAGCCTTCCTGTCGCTGGTTTACGACTTGGTGCAGTAGTTGAACAGTGCCGCATGGTAAGTAGGGGGGATTATCTAATCAGTGCCGGGATTAGAAAAAACAGCCCTGACGGCAGCATTCACCCGGACGGCCTGACAAAGAAATTTGTCGCAGCCAGAAAATTAACAGGTATCCAGTTCAGTGAAAACCCACCAACTTTTCACGAAGTCAGAAGCCTGGCTGGACGATTGTACAAAGAAACATGTGGAGAAGAATTTGCTCAGCGTCTACTTGGCCACACATCGGAGAAGACAACAAAAATGTATCTTGATGAGAGAGAAAAAACGTACTTACTGCTCTGATTTTAACGTAAATGGATTGTTAAATGTATTTTGGTTGTGATATAACCAAAAAAGACCGGAATACAGAAATTCGAGTAAATTTCGGGGAATTTCGGGGAGACATTTGCAACTAATTGATTTCAAATGCAATTAAAAAAAGACCGAATACGATTCCTGTATTCGGTCCAGAGAAATGGCTCTTGGGAGAGAGCCGTGCGCTAAAAGTTGGCATTAATGCAGGCTTAGTTGCCTTGCCCTTTAAGAATAGATGACGACGCCAGGTTTTCCAGTTTGCGTGCAAAATGGTCAATAAAAAGCGTGGTGGTCATCAGCTGAAATGTTAAAAACCGCCCGTTCTGGTGAAAGAACTGAGGCGGTTTTTTTATTGGAAATCAAAAGGCTATTTTAGGTAATTAACAGAGTTTTTCAGCTCGTTCTATAAACGGTGCCAGACTCATTTTTTCGCCGGGATTGTTAGGATCATCAATCTGAATCACCGAAATGGGTTGGGCATTGGTCTTCCCACTGGCAACTTCCTTTTGTGCGATATCGTTTAAAGGATACTGCACGAGGGTACTCGGATTAATAACATACAAAGCATTACCCGGTCGGCAAGTCAGCATCACCTCTTCGCGATTAAACGCCCATTTGTCTTTACCCACTTCAAAACGACTGACGGTAATCACCTGCGGTGCAGCCAGCGCCGCTGCAGAACTGGTGAGTAACAGAAACGCCAGAATACTTTTTTTCATCAT